GTCTCCTAATATAAACTTGGTAGGGATTTGACCTCCCCTACCCTTTGTACCAAGACGGCATCACCCGACAATCCTCGTCGCGTGCAGCCACCTTTTTATAATCGAGACAGCAACGACAATAGAATGTATCCCACTGCTTAAAGTTATCGTTGTATGTCCCACTGATCCTCTCGTAATCCGAATACAAGAACTGGTATTCATGACGGCATTGAATGGCACTCCCGACACTCGGCGGTTTCCATCCTACAGGAGGTGGTCGTACTGTAGGCTTATCCACGTCCGAACCCTCCATCCTCTGTCGCTGTCTTGATATCATGATGCCTCTTACATAGCGGCTGCCAGTTGTTCTTATCCCAGAACAGTACCTTGTTACCCTTGTGGGGTTTGATATGATCGACTATCGATGCAGCAACTACCCTGCCTATGTCCATGCATTGTATGCATAGCGGGTGTAGTATAAGGAATGACTTACGTTCTCGTCTCCACCTGGCATCATAGCCGCGCTTAGCCGACGAATCGCGGTACTGGTCGTATGCTTGCGCTTCTTGCTTATGTCGCTCGCAGTAACCATCATCTGCATAGCTCTGACATCCTTGCTTCCGGCAAAACTTCTTAAGCAAGTAATCATCTCCCGTAATAAAATTCGGAAGCCGCTTCGCATCGTTCCGATACACGATGGGAGAAGGTAGGTTGACCTTGCGAAGCGGCTGAATAATAACCCTAGATGGGGTTAGGAATAGAGATGACCGACAGCGCTTGTCCCGAAGTTACGCGTTGCCGGTCCTATTTACACCTCCGTGATGTCGTTTGCAGACTACATACGGCGGGTTATTGGGATATATCGATCAGTCACGAGATACTTAGGCGACTGTAGTCGCACCCGGAGTCGATTATACCCCTCTATATATAAATGCCATTTCGTACGACAGCCGTACGACAAGAAAGCTCAGATCGCTTGTCCCACTTTGGCTCTCGCCCTTTTAACATATTCTTGCACACTCCGCTTAGTTAGCTTTAATTCGTCTGCAATTTCCGCCAAGCTCAACCCATTTGACATATGAAGTAGAAAACACTCCAGTTCTCGATCTGAAAGTTTCATAAGGATTCCTGCCATTGCCTGCTTCTGGGCTATCGTAATTACGATCTCTACCTCGGGCTCCGGCGCTGGTATCAGATCCATGTCCATCAAGATCGAACGCTTGTAAGCGTCCTTGATATCGACGCCTCGACGCGTGTTCGGTTGTCTACCGGTCCGCATCCACTCCAAGGAATAGTTCATATCGGTGATCATTCCCTCGACGATCGTTAGTTCTTCGGACACTTCTTCGGGATCAGCGGTCAAAAGCTTATCGCGGTATTTCTCTAGTTTGCGTTTGCCTGCTGCGTATTCGCGTTTCCGCTCCTTGACCCACGTTTTCATCGATGCTGCCTCCGATCGTGTATGCCGTTGATCTTGAAGAGATAGTCCATCATACCGCGGGGGATATTGTTGTCGATCGCGATGTCCTTGATCATCTTACCCTTAGCCAGTTCGCTAAGCAGTAGCTCCTTGGTTATGTGCGAATACTTCCCGACGTAGGCACTCGCTTTCGGGTTACCAAGGAACGTCCTCGGCTGTGCGATCGGTACAGCCTGTATGTCCGCTTCGGTAAGCCCACGTTCCGAAGCTGTTGGAATTCGATGTAGTTCGCCGCCCTCTAGATAGGCGCGTTCGACGTCCGTTAGTTGATAGATGGTCAGCCCGGATTGATAACTGGGTTCAGGTTTGCGATTTGGAATCGGGTAAGCCATCCGGTGTCGCCTCCTCGGTGCTTAAATCAAATAGTTCCGAGTCAAGAATGCGCATACCGAGTTGTCCTGCTAGATTGACCTCTATCGTAGCCCCTTTGGATAAGGCCCATCCAGGTAAGACAGCAACTGCATCCGCAAGCATTAACTGCTTAATGTCCTCCCGCATACACGCAGACCACTCTTTCACCGGCTGCTCTATCTCCGCGGGATTAATAACCGTGTATCCAATATTCCGTAAACGACTAGCGGCAGCCGCAAAGGCTGGAAAATTAAGATCCGGAATACCGGACATTGGTCCTGAGATGTAAATGATCATGGTGTCTACCCCTCGTGTTGTATTTTGCTAATCCTCGCTTTAACTGCCTGCATGAGTTCCTCTTGCCCGGTCGCCTTGCGCTCCAGTGCTTGGATGGCGTCCTCGTCCATCGTCTCCTCGGCCACAAGTCGCATTACGACAATCCGCCGTGTCTGCCCTTGTCGATGCACCCTCGCGTTCGCCTGCTGATCCTCTTCAAGGCTCCATATCTGGTCATACCATACGACCGTCTGGCAGCTTGACTCCTGCAGGTTCAGTCCGTGGCCGGCTGACTTCGGATGCAGAAGCAATAGCGGAATCTCGTCGTTATTCCAAGCCCGTATGTCTTCGTTACCGTCTCGTCCTTTTCGCAGGGTCTGCGCTTGCGGAAACCGCTCTTGGATCCGGGACAAGCTATGCTTGAAGTTGTAGAAGACCATGACGGGCTTCCCTTGCGCGGCCTCGATGATGTCCTCCAGCTTGTCCAGCTTCGCTTCGTGGATTAGCTTGATGCCGCGTTCCTCGTCGTACACGGCGCCGGATGCCATCTGCAGTAGCTTGTTGGACAGGACGGCGGCCGTCACGGCAACGACATCGGCATCCGTATACTCCAGAAGCAAATCGCGTTCTAGCTTCTTGTACAGCGCCTTCGCCTCGGCCGACAACTTAACCGGTACTGCCAAGTCAATGCGCTCCGGGAGTTCCAGCCAGTCCTCGGCTTTCATGCTTACGGCGATGTCGGCAATAGCCCCGTAAATCCGCTCCTCGGATTCTTGCTTCTGCTTCCAGTCATAAACGATATGACCGCTGCGGGCGCCAGGGGTAAAGTATCGGTCCCGGTATCCCGTGATCGTCTTTCCAAGTCGCTCGCCTTGATCAAGAAGATAAGTCGGCGCCCATAAATCCTCTAATCCGTTCGGCGCCGGCGTCCCGGTAAGTTCGACGACGCGCTTGATCATCGGCCGGACTCGGCGAAGCGCCTTAAACCGTTTAGATTGTGGATTCTTGAAGCTACTAGACTCGTCTATGACAACCATGTCGAACGGCCATTTGCTACCGAACTCCATGACCAACCACTCGACGTTCTCCCGGTTAATCACCCAAACATCGGCTTCGGCTTTCAACGCCTTACGTCTGGCTATGACGCTGCCCAGAACTTTCGCGATCCGTAGATGTTTCAAGTGGTCCCACTTCTCGACCTCGCGGGCCCATGTATCGTCTGCCACTCGAAGCGGCGCGATGACTAGGACCCGGCTTGCGTCGAAGAACTCGTTCAGTAACATGTCTATTGCCGTAAGCGTGGAAACTGTTTTCCCCAAACCCATCTCAAGCAGCAAGGCGATGTAAGGCGTATCGATGATTCGCGACGTCGCATAATCCTGGTATTGATGTGGTGTATATTTCATCCGCTCGCCACCTCGGCCATAAACCTATCGATGTCTTCGTGCGAATCTATCTTGTAATGCTTGTGCCCCATACCAAGAAGTTTCCTTGCCCACTTCGCTTGCAAAGGCGCTAACGGTTTGCCCGGGGCTTTCATCTCGACGTAAAGCGTCTGGCCGTTCGGTAAGATGATGATCCGGTCTGGTACACCGTTGTTCCCGGGGGATACCCACTTCGGCGCCTTCCCACCAATCGACTCGACTTCGCGGACCAGTCGTCGTTCCAGTTCTGACTCTCTCATGTTGTCACCCGATCCTTGATGATGTGATTCTTTCACACGCGTATAGAGGTGTACGCGTTTAACCTGTATTCCATATCCCCTATACGTGGTTATTTATTAATATCTTATATAGAAGGAATATGTGGCATCATTGGAATCAGGAGCCTCCGAAACCTTGGTACGCTTGGGTTTATCCTGATTCCATAGCCACGCTTTTTAACGCATCAATGTGGATCATATGGAATCGGTAAGTGATGCCACTGATGCTATACCGATTTTTTAAGTCATCACCCTATCGAAGGCGATTGTCTGACCATAATCAGGTACACGGACCTTTCCTTCAAGCTCCCGCCAACCTGGCATGCGGCGCATAATATCGCAGATGGCACGGGCTTCCCATTTCGGAATGTTGCCGACTTTGTTGCCAAAGCATTCCACCCATATCTTAGATGCGCATACCCGTTTATGGTGGTACGGCTCGCTCCCGAAATCATCGGTAACAGGCTTCTCAAGCCATTCTTGGATGTGCCCCTCTCGCGGATCAATCTCCAGATGTGAAGCTTGTAGCAGCTTCGCCGTTTCGGTTGCATCCCGATCCAGTGCCAAGGTCTCCCCCGCCTTGTATAGGTGAAGCGCCTCCGCCCAGATTTGCCCCACAACGTCATCCGTTAAGTGGTCCCAGTGGCTTAAACGCGCCTTCGCCGGGTCCACGTCAACGGGCCAAAACCGTCTATTCCCCGTCTCGTCCCGCAGGAAGTCCCTCGTATTGGTTGTACCGAAGAACACGCACTTACGGGGGAACTCGGATACCTGACGGTCATAAGCGACCCGATAACGGTCCTCTGTTTTCGATAGAAACGCCTTAACTTCGTCGACCTCTGACTTCTTCAAGGCTGACAGCTCACCGATCTCGAATATCCAACCCGACTGTAGATGCTCGCCGGCTTCCTTGTTCTCAAACGTCCGAAGTGAATCACTGAACCACTCACGGCCAAGCTTCGCGAGAAGCGAGCTCTTACCCGCACCCTGCGGCCCCACGAGAACTAGCATCTCGTCAAACTTGCATCCAGGCTGATAGAGTCTAGCAACGGCCGCGATAAACATCTTACGCGTGACCTGACGGACGTAATGTGTATCCTCCGCACCCAAGTAGTCAATGAAAATCGTATCGATGCGTTGCACACTGTCCCATTTGCTTGACTCGATATACGACTTAATCGGATGAAACTTATTCATATGGACAACCTCGGTAAACGCGTTCTGAATCGTCGCCTGTCCACGGATCCCGTATACCTTCGAGAACCAATGCTGCAGACGCTTATCGTCGGCACCCAGCCACGGCTCATATCCACGATGCGGCCGCTCCCGGTCCCGCCAAGGTAACGCTTTGCGGACAACCTCCGAATTACCGAAAGCGTCGTATGCCAGCACGTTCCGCCACACTTCATGAGATAGGATCAACTCCACGTTTCCCGAGGTCGCCAGCGGGAGCCCGGTCTTGTGATGCATGTCGAGCTTATCCTGCCAGTTCTCGTCCTCCGGATCATCGGGGTCTTCTTCGCTCACGTCCATATCGCCGAAGGTGTCTTGTATCTCGGACATCTTGAGACGCTTAACCTCTGACTGACTAGCCGCGAAGTGTTCCATTGCCATGTGACTCGGTTTCTTAGCGTCCGGCGTAAACTCCTTCGCCCGATCGTCCAGGTGACTGAACTTATGAATGCGTACAAGGTCGAACAGGTTATATGTCCGGCCATCCGACACGGGGTCGGAGTCCTGATGGGAGAACGCAAGGTCCTGATCGGGATAAACCTCGAGCCCGTTACCGCTTGTCCCCGCCGCGTAGGTGTACCGATTCGGCATCGAGCCGGGGATATAAACGTCCGAGAGGAATTCGTCGATACCTTCCTCGATCGTATAAGCCCGGCAGAATAGCCCTATTGTGCCGATCTTCTCCCGCGGGTCCTGTGCCTTCTTCCCGCCAAGCTGTGGACCCGCCTTGTCATCCTCGTGACGCGGCCAAGTCATTACGTCCTGCCAATCGTCGTACTGATCGAGTACGCTATCGACGGGGAGCGCTTCGCCCTCGGCTACCTCCAGCATCGGCTCCGCGTCCTTAGAACAGCTCGGCAGATACATGAGTCGATGGACGTGGAACGTGGTCTTGTCGAAGTAGTGCATACCGATACTCTCCGCAAGCTTACGGGAGACTGCCGCGTATTCGTCCGGGCTCATGGTACGATCCACTGGAACGATTAAGCGGTACTTCGGCTTCTCCGGTCGATGGCTGTGCGTCGAGTAGATCGCGTAAGCGGAGCCACCCAGAACAAGCTCCACGGCGAAAAGGAAGTCATCGTCCCCGTGGTCAATGTCCAAGGTGATCAAGCTGCGCGTATCCACGTTCTCCTTCTTCCGCCGGCCGCCCCGGACAAGCCCGCCGACAAACGCAGGCCCATCCTTCACCTTGCCGCGTCCGACTGTATGCATGGCGGCATACTGCGCCATCGTCTCCGTCGTCCGCCGGACCTTCCGGAGCTTGTCCACGAATTCGTCCCAGGTTAAGAATTCAACCTTCCAAGACGTGTCGGCCCTATGCTTGCCAAAGCTGATGTCTAATTCCATGGTGTCACCCCAGCATTTCCTCGAATGCTTCATCTACCGCCATTTGTAGATTTTTAGCCGCTAACTTGAAATAACTTTCCTTTAGCTCGATCCCGACATGCCGGCGCCCCATCTTGATCGCTTGATACCCCTCCGACCCGATGCCGGCGAACGGCGAGAACACGATATCACCCGGGTTACTCCATAGCTCAATGCCGCGGGCGATTACGTCGAGCTGCAGCGGACAGATATGCTTCTCGTCCTTGTCATCGCGTGCCGAGCGGTATTGAAGCGTGTTGCTCTGACGGATATCCATCCAAACCGGAGATGCGTAACGACGCCAGACCTGATGAGAGTAAACAGGATCTTCCTTAGTCATCGAAATAGCTTTGTGTTCTCGACTATCTTTCAGCTTCGTTTCGACTTTCGGCGCTTCCGGCTCATTCTCACCGAAGAACCTCGTTAGCCCGTCAGGATGTGTAACTGGCTCAGGGTTAACACCTGGCTTTCGCATCGTTATAAGGTAGTCGGGCAAACCTTGGCGACTTAGATGTGAATCTTTAACGAGTTGCTTGTGCATCAATCCGATCGCCTTTGTCCGGACTGCTTCTATTAAGGGGTCTTTCCAGATGGTCACCTTGGAATGCCATATGAATCCGACATCTTCGAACGCCTGTCTGAGCTTAGAAGGAAAATCCTTGATTCCGATATAGCCATCTCGACTCTTCATGGCCGGGATATCCATGCAATGAAAACTAACGAGTCTACCTGGCATCGTTATGCGATAAAGTTCTTGAATAAGGAAGATGAAATGAGCGTAGAACTCGTCGTCGTTTGCGCTATTTCCCATATCCCGGTCACTGTTCGAGTAGGTATAAAGCGAGCTGAATGGCGGTGAGAAGATTGTGTAGTGGATACTGTTGTCCGGCAGACCGCGAGCGACCTCAACGCAGTCGCCGTTATAAAGTGCGAAATCCGTTTCGATGACTTGATCTAAGGTGTTAACTTGCAAACGTCTCACTCCTCAACCATCCCGGGATAACGATCGGACGTTGCGGCTCGTATACCGTTACATCCCGATCGGCGGACCGTATGGACTCTGATGTAATTTCTTTGGTGTAGTGGACCATCTCTGCGACCATCTTCCGGAAGTCTGCTTCTTTGCGTTTGATGTTCTCGGCCGTCGCCCCTTCGAGCGAAGACGTGATCATCTTCACGTTGACGGGACGCGTCTGGCCAAAACGATAACATCGGCGAATTGCCTGGAAGACTTGTTCGAAGCTATCCGATAGTCCGACGAATGCCATGTTCGCGCAATGCTGCCAATTCATCCCAAACCCTGCTATCTTGGGCTTGGTGATCAGCACGCGGATCTTGCCTGCCGAGAAGTCGAGCATGGCTTTCTCCTTGACCGCGGACTTATCAGAACCAGTTACCTGAACAGCACCCGGAATCGCAGCTGTCAGCATTTCAGATTCGACATTCAGATCGCACCAGACGATAAACGTCTCATCGGAGTTATTGACGAGCTCCGCACAGGCCGCAACGCGCTCCTCGACAGTCTGCCGCCGCGCTTTCTGCCTTTGAGATAACGTCTTGGCCGGCTCTCCTTCAACCTCGATGACCAAGTCCTCAACAGTAAGCGGAGGAAGAATATAAGCACCGTCGTCATAACCGAGATCGGACGGCTTCTCCAGTACGACGCCCCAGGACGCGACCCAACTCCAGAATGCATCTTCCGCATGTCCTTTGAGCCGCCATTTGCTTGTGTCGCCGCCGTCGTGGACGAAGAACATAGATAGCATCTCTGAACGGCCCATGACACCAAGGAACTCAGCATGGTTGCCAATCTCCATGAAATCATTCGGCGCCGGCGTAGCGGTACATGCGAGCCGATATGGCGTAAAGGCAAATGACTCGATCAGATCCGTTCGAATCTTACCTGTGAAGGATTTAAGGATAGAGCTCTCGTCCAGGACGATGCCTTCTAGTAAGATAGGTTCGAACTTGTGAAGCATCTCGTAATTGGCGATATTGATGCCGGGCTTAACGTCGTCATGACTCCGGCATAGCGTGATCTCGTACCCAAGCTCCGCACCTTCGCGGACAGTCTGCGCGGCGACGGCCAGCGGAGCTAGGATAAGGACATCCCCGCCAGTGAGACGGTGAACGTTCATCGCCCATTCGATCTGCATCCGACTCTTACCTAACCCTGTCCCCGCGAAGATCGCGGAGCGCCCGCGTCGTAATGCCCAACGGACGATATCCTTCTGGAAGTCGAACAGGCTGCTATGAAGTGAATCGCGGTCGACGGAGAATCCGGATGGTGGGACGATGGACCGCTTGCTATTAATGAAGGAATCGTAAGTTGTCATGCAAGCATCGCCTCCCACTCTTGAATTTGTAATGCATCGAATATTGCTTCTAATACCTGGACGACGATGCTGTTTCCGGCGAGCTTGTAGAGAGATGCGTTTCTCTTGCCTTCTTGGGTTGGGAACTCTTTGAGCGCTTGGTTAAAGTCTTCGTCGCTGAACCCCATTAACCGCCAACACTCGCGCTCCGTAAGATACCGGTACGTTCCACCCTCCTGCCTGATGATGCCGGCATTGGGACAACGATCCTGCCTGGTGCTGATCGTCCAACACCTATCGTCAATTACATCTAACGGTCGGTACTTCCATTTCACACCAGGGTTAAACTCTTTGATCCGGTTGACCATTGACGGAATGTTGACCTGATACTGTTCTCCGGTTACGTCCGGTTCCAAGTACATGTTGATGTGACCGGCAGGTGTTTGTTTCAACCGTGAGAAATCAAAGTGTCGCATTCCCAACAAACTGACCGTGTATACCCTCTCGCGCCCCTGTGGAATTCCGAAATCCATCGCGTTCAGAACCTCAAAGCTATTTGTGTATCCAAGTTCGGTCATGCGCTTTAGATACTTGCTGAAGCTGTGAATCATGTCCCGATCCAGTACGCCTTTAACGTTCTCCCAAACTACAACCTTCGGCTTCCAGGCTCCCATATGCTCGATGATTCGCAGTGTCTCAAACATGAGTGAGCTGCGCGTCTTGTCCTCGTCTTTCCCGCCCAATCGAATACCGGCCCGCGAGAAGTCTTGGCATGGGCTTCCGTGTACGAGGATGTCCGGGCATAGATTCCATCCGACTACCGACTGCGGTTTGTGAAGATGGTCGTACATGGCGTTGTAGGCTCGTACTGCTTTCTCGTCGATCTCCACGTAATCTATTGATTTATGGTCGATACCCAGATTTATTAGAGCTTTCCTCGGTGCACCGATACCCCCAAATAGCTCAAGGATTTTAATCACGTACATCAATCCTTCATATAGAATGTAGTTTCAAAGCCTGCCGCGCTAAGCGGTAGCCCCGGCGCCCAGTCAATCGGCCGGCTCATGATCGATGTCACGTCATCAACAAGCGCATCATTATCCCAAGGCACATCAAGAACGACCTCATCGTGTACGTGTAGCGGAATAACGTAGCCGTCTTCATCCAGTCGCATTAGGCTCTCAGCTAAACAATCCCGGGCGATGGCTTGTACCAAGTTCTCGACAAGTGTTCCGCCCCATGTCCTCTGCTGTGACCATTGATTCCGGTCATCTAGAGCGAAGAAGGTTAGTCCGTCCTTGTTGAACTTCGTATCGTGCTTAATTGCCGCTTGCGGGTAAGCGAGGCTGTGACCACTTGGTAAGTCCGCGAACAACGTTCCTGCCTCGTAACGATACTGCACACCGTGTGCCAGCTTGACGGTCGACTTCATCCTCACCGCTTCCATTGCGGCTTCCTCGGCACGATACCAAAGCTTCCGGATATTCGGATTCGCCTGCCTCCACTGCTTGACCAAGCCATCGTACTGATCCTCCGGAATCTCCTTGCCCTTATCCATTTTCGCTAGAGCCGCAGCGCCGCCGCCGAATCCGCAGGCGAGCGTCGCCACTTTACCTGGTGCGCGGAATCGATAATTCTCTTGGCCCTTAGCAATGGTCTCGAATGCGATCCCGAACATACGCGCCGCGGTTGCTTCGTATATCTTGCCGTGTCCCTTAAATACGTCTAGTACCCAATGCTCGTCCGCAAGCCACGCGATGACGCGAGCCTCAATGGCCGCGAAGTCCGAGACGATGAAACGGCAACCTTCGGACGGGATAAGCGCGGTACGAACCAGTTGAGACATAACGAACGGCGGAGCGCCGAATAGCATTTCAAGGAAATCAAATTCCCCGTTAAGCAATGTCTCCCGCGCAAGCTCCAAGTCATTAAGATGGTTCTGCGGAAGGTTATGCATCTGCACGATCCGCCCCGCCCAGCGCCATGTCCGGTTAGCCCCGCAGAACTGGAGAATCCCCCGGACCCGATCATCCGCGCAGATCGTCCGCGCCATTGCATCGTATTTACTGTTGCTCGTCTTGCCCATCTCCTGCCGGAGCTCGAGCGCCCTGCGAGTCTCGTCATTCGGCGCGGCATCCAGCAACACGTCCATAAATTCTTTAGCGAGACTGTCAGCTGGCAGACCGTTATCAGTAAGCCACGCCTTGAGCTGGGCATCGCTGTTCGGGTTATCGAGCCCGGTCAGTTCCTTCGCTTCGTCGATCATGCGTTCCTTGTACTGAGCCCCGCAGGTGATCGCGTTTTCCACGAATGCCCGGTTGATCCGGACGCCGCGATCGTTAATCCGCTGATCGAGCGCCCATAGCTTCCACTCCTTCTCCGGGACAGGGAAGCGCTCCAGCTTCTTACGGACCGCTCGCTCGACGACAACGTCCTGCACGCAGTAGGCTTTGTAATCCTCCCACTTCTCGGGCTCATGATGCGGATAGTTCCGCTCGCGCTGGCCGTTGACCTTAGTCGGCTTACACGGGACGGAGAAATATTTGATCAAGGCTTTTCCCTTGGTGTCCTTCTGGGCGTCCAGGTTAAGAACCGCCGCCGTGCTTCCCAAGTTCCCGGGTAAGCCAAGAGCTAGAGAATGGACTGACGTACACCGCCAAGCTACAGGATCGCAGACGATGCCGAAATGCTTCGCGATACAGGTCCGCTCGAACGCTGCGTTAAATGCTGTCTTAATAACCTTTGGATTAACCAAGTCGTTCATAACTTTTTCCGGCAGATCCTCGAACGAGGTCAGATCGACAAGCGTGACCGGCTCGTCATCGTAAGCGTAGGCGAATAGGAGAATCTCGAAGTCCGGCGCTTCGACGTATCGGTAAACGCCGGACTTGAGAAGGTCGATGCTGCTGTATGTCTCGATGTCGATTTGGAGGACGGTCATAGGCTTTTTCCTCTGCTCTGAAATGTATACTTTTTCATGCATATTGGAATTTTTCTTAAGATACTCGTAAAACTCAGTGGCTTTTCCTTCGATATCAAACACGCCCCAGGGTTTCGGTAGATCTTCAAATCCAACCTTCCAAATCACAGCTTCTTGCCCCCGTGACGAATTGGTCGAGTCGCATTGTAAGCCATCTTCTCGCGGATCGCCGCCTCGAGATCAATGCCGAGATGACCGCAAGTATCGAATATCCGAATAACCGTGTCCGCCAGCTCCGTCGGTATGCCGCAAGGCTTGTCTCCTTCGTACCAAATTTCCGTAAAGCCTTTGCCGTTCCGGTGATCCTCCAGCGCTTCGGACAGTTCCGAATGCATTAGGGCGATGACTTCGCCGAAGCTTCTCGGCTCCTCGTACCAACCTTTATTGATGGCGTTATGGTGCGCCGCTTGAACATACTCTTTAATTGATATAGGCATTTATATCTTCCTCCCGGATGTTTTGATAGAGAAAGGGGACCCTTGCGGAATCCCCTCTCGTTGGTTAATTCATGTAGTCGTCATCGTCACCGTCGTCGAACTCTTCGTTCGCGAAGTCGTCATTCACGTTCGAGCGTCCGCCGAGGAAGTCGCCATCTTGCACCTTGACCACGTTGTTCAGGCCAGCCGCGACGCCGCGGTTACCCTTCGCATCGAACGGATAGAAGTTGAGCGACACTTTTGCGTAGCAGCCGGAGTAGACTTCCGTCGTGTCCGTGATCTCCGCAAACTTCGTCTTGCCGTTCGCGTCCTTGCCGATCGGCTTCGCGATTCCCGGCTTGTTCTTGCTGGAAGCATTCAGGAAGTAATGACCCGCGTAGGCTTCATCGTCCGGACGCTCCTCGTCTCCATCACGGAGAGGGGTCTTGCAGTTCGCCGGGATCTTACCGCCCCATTTGCTCTTGCCCTGTTCCTTGGCTGCATCGATCGCCGCTTTGATCTTGCGAAGCGTCTCCTTGTCGGACTTCGGAATCAGGATCGCCGTGCTGAACTTCGCGTCGCCGCCGTCCATAGATTGCGCTTCAAAGATGTGAGTGTAAGAAAGACGTACCTTGCCTGTGATTACTTTCGTTGCTGTGTTGTCGATTGCCATGATGTGGTTGCTCCTTTGAGTGTGGGTTTTTTGAGTTGTGACTTTCCGTATTTCAAACCGCCATTTATAGGCGGACTTGCCGATTCTATTGAAAAGCTTGTTCCAAGCCTTTTTCTTAGATGGCTCGGCGATTCCGAAGCAGAATCGCTTTGACCAAGTGCTGTAAATGCCCCATTGATCCGTCAATCGAAATCCTCTCCCGCAAAATCTCCGTCAACGCTATTAAGCTCTAACCGCTTGTCCGTCTCAGGAACGAGAACCGGCTTACCATTCGGCTTAACGATTAGGCCGTCAAGTAGTGCCGCTAGATCCTTCTTGCCGACGTTCTTCTCCAGATCGCCGATTCCGAATAGCTCCTGCGGCTTGAGATACTTCGACGCGTCCACCTTAGCGGCTTCCAGCGCCTTCTTGGCTGCATCCTTGTCAGTGATGGTTCGATTGCTCCGACCCTCCACTAGCTTCCAGTGTGGGAATCGTACGCCGTTCTTGGCTTGTTCGAATGCGTAATCCTCGACGTCCTTTGCCCAGACCTTAAGCTGTTCAGCGACGAACAGTATCGAACCGATCTCGTCCGGGTCAAGCAGCGCCGGATCCTTGAACTCGTGAGCCAGTGCCTTCATGTTCTCGTCAGCACGGACGCGGCAATTGCCTTTCGCCTTACACCAGCGACAATGGCTACCTGGTTTGTACTCGCCTTCTCCGGCGTATGCCAGCACGGCCGCAGGCTTAACGATTGTCTCCGCCCACTCTAGTAACTCGTCGACCGGGAGAGTGTCCGTGCTCACGTCATCGAGACGCGGCTGTACGATCGTCATATGAATCTCGCGAATGTCGTACAGGTAATTCCAGCTCGACCAGGCGCCGAGCCCGTAAAGGCGAATCTGCGGGTTATCGATCGCACTAACCGGAACGCCTTTGCCGTACTTCAGGTCGATAACCTCCAGTACGCCGTCAGCGATCAGGACGACATCCCCAATCCCTTTGCCTTCCGGTACCCACTCCGAGAAGTCCGCCATTTCCTCTAATAGAATGACGGCATCGGATGACCGAGACTTAGCGGCCATGAAGCGTTCCTCGACGATCTCGACGTAATCGTTCACGGCGTTCTCCATCTCAGGACCGTACATCGGCTTAGCCATTATTACTTCGAGTTCACGATCCAGTGTTTTCCTCCGAACAGAATTGCAAGGAATCAGCCGGCGCCGAAGCTTTACCTCTGACAGCTCATGCGCCAGTGTCCCCTCGTCGGCGTACTCGCTCCGCTTATCAGTGATGCCGTCCTGCAGGCGAGCGCTCGGAGTACAGTTAATCCACTGGCTCGCCTTGGACGCACCTAGTAAAGCGTGAGCGCGCTCTGCATGGGCTTGGGTCATAGTGCTTGCAGTTCCGCGAGGAACTCGACTCGTTGATCTGCTGGAATGGCCGTAATGTTCGCCACGCCGTACTTCGTCAACAGAGGTTTGATCAAGGCTTTCTTATCCGCGCCTTCGTTACCCTTCGCCTGAGCCGCTGCACGCAGATCCACGTCAGTCGGAATCGGCGCTTCGTCGTCGGACGGATCTTGATCGTCACTCGCATCATCCGGACCGTCGCCATAAGGCTCGAGTTTCTGCTCTTGCTTCGACTCCTCGGGTTTAACCGCCTCCGGCTTCGTGGTCGAACGGGTACGAGTAGCCTTTGGCGCTTCGGCCGTAGCGGCCGGGGTTACAGCTTGTCCGCGAGATAAGCCGGCGGAGAAAGAAGTTAATTCGAAAAGTGCGTGTTCGGCGGTATCGCCGTTAATGATGATCTGAATAGCCATGGTGTTGTTGCCTCCTGGTGTATGAATTAATCGAAGCAGTGGCTTCGGTGCTGCTGTAATTGCTCTTGAAGCATTTCGAGCTCGGTGCGGAGCCGGTCGTTCTCCTTCTCGGCATCCTTGGCGCGGAGAATTGCATACGGCCAGCCTGTACGAGCAGCGGCGATGAACTCGCAGTCATTCTCGTGTTTAGGGTTGGAGACCTTCCACATTCCACGTAACGAAGCAACCGTCAAACCGCCCGTGAAGTCAGGTCTCATTGCGGTAAAGATGGAAAAGGTATCGGTCTCCCACGCTCCCGGTGTCGCCGCCTCGCAGATCGCTAGATCCGCGTCAAGGTCCCGCGCTTCCGACTTAACGGCTGTACTCGACATCGGACACCTCCGCGGTTAACTCGGTAATACATGGCCTGCATACGTCCCGATCGTTCCACTTCTGGAGGAACTTGCTGTCCATGCGATGCCCGCAGACCTTGCAGTCTGGTTGCAGTTGAATGACGTTATAGCTGAGTACGGGACCGGACATCGCGGCGAGCTCCACGCCTTTCAAATGATCCGATGGAAAGCGAACGAGTACTGCATTGTCTTCGTACATCGATTCGTCTTCAATAAAAGCGCGGCTGGTGCCTTCACCAGCGTAATGACCGCCCAGTGCTGATCGTTGCATACGCAACCTCCTGATTTACAAATAATGAGATACGCGATATAATGGCGGTGAATTGTTTACCAAGCGACCCTCACACGGATCCTACCCCGTGCTGGGGGTTTTTCATTTCCGTCTTGCTCTTACATACTCTCCACCGATAGCGATCCACCTTGCGCATCTACTCGGCTTGTACAGCCTCCACTTGTCACCCTTCGGCGTTGTTTCGCCTGCCAGCTTCCGGCGTCTAGCTTCTCCCATGTCTCTTCTCACCTCCCTCTCAGAATCTCACCTTACCCTGTTTTACTTGTTCGCGGAAGTCTGCAAATCGATGTCCGGAATGAGAGTTTCGGGACGGAATATCAGGCGGTAATGGTACGGATCAACGTCAATCGCGTCGGTTTGTTCCACCAGATAGCTCACATTGTCGCTTAATCCGAGGTAATGCTTCTTGTAAGAACCTTCGCCTACCCTGCATGTGACACTCAACTTACCGGGATCGTCGTTGTTCCCGAGAGAGCATAACCCCTCAATCGTAAGAAGGTATTTATCGGTGATACCGTTGAAGAAGACGACCCGTCTTTGTACCTCGAATGAATCCGCAGCCTTTGAAATATTTTCCGAAACGGTATCTGCTTCCGTGGAACATGCCACCAGAAGAAAAGTCATGAAGCTGATAAGTGCAATTGTGAGTTTCCTTTTCATTCCCTCTCAAACCTCCAATATAGAATCAAACCCGCTTATCGATCTGCCCACCAAGGGGCTCGTCCAACATTCGCTCGAGACGATCATCTGACTGCTTGTGTATTTCGGCAGCTCGCTTGTCCGCCTTCGCAAAGACGATGGCGAACGACAGGAACGCTAATGTGAAGAAAGCCATGATGACGATTCCGATAATAATGAACAGTGCGCTACTCACAGCCGCGCCGGAGTCAATATGGCGTGTAAGCTGTACTCGAGTTTCACAGGAAGCGGTTGAGTCCAAAGGACTGCCACTGGCTCGCCGACATGGTCCTGATCGTGCGGCAGTCGATAGAAACGCTTGCTGTACTGACAGACGCCGTCGTCCTCTTGCATGACGATCATGTCCGCGTCCTGGCTAATCACCGTTCCGATTAATGGGACTAGTAACATCCGATTTTCCTCCTTTCATGAAAATATCTGAGTGAAATTCCTATCTAGGAACTCGCACATCTTGTTTGCCTGGAAGCTCCAATTCTGACCCTTGGCCTTGGGGTAAAATACAAACCCGCCGTTTTCGACGTCTAGGATTTTTCGGAGCCGAGGAGGATAGAGGACATTTTCTTTAATCCACTCGACTTTTCGATTAATCCTTTTTTCTAGGTCACGCATGGACCAGTAAACCCCAGCCAGTTCGTTCTTCTTTAAGTCCTCTAGTTCCACCCGGCTAATTAAAATAGAATCTGCAGGGATCGGAATAGTTAGTTGAACGGACAGTGTTTGCACCGAATCTCCTCCTTTGCAGTTCGCAGATTAGCTTGTGACTTGAGGTTCGAGTCTAGTTAAAATAGACTCGTCGTCAAAAAAAATTTCATCGAACTCCCGTTTTACGATCCTTGCGAACTGCTTAGCGGTGCCTACGCTCATTTCCTCGGGATCTTTTTCCCATTTCATATAGGTCTGTACGTGAACACCAAGGATCTCAGCGATTTCAATTTGAGTAAGATCGGCCAGTATTCTCGCTTGCTTCATGGTGATTTTCATTTGCTTGCGTACCTCCTCTCTGTCCCGTGAACTAAATACTAGTCCATTTTAAATAGACAGTCAACACAAAAATCTATTTTAAATTCATATTTTCGTATATCTACATCTATACAATCTATTTTAATTTCACTTTAATGTTGAAAAATTTCGACATTACCTATATAATCTAATTCAAATAGATAACGAGGTGCACTGATGGCTATTAAAGATAACATTAAGCTGCTAAGAGAGAAGTACAACCTCACACAACAAGATCTGGCCGACATAGCTCATGTGACTAATAAAGCTGTATCTTCTTGGGAGAGCGGCCTATCCGACCCGCGAATGGGAGCATTGGAGAGAATGGCTCAGCATTTCGGGATGAAGAAAAGTAACATCATTGAAGATGGTGGACTGGACTTTTTGGAGGAGCCCGAAACGCTCGCTGCACATTTTGAAGGGGAGGACTACACCGAGGAAGAAATGAGAGAAATTTTGAATTACGCTAAGTTTATTAAATCCAAACGTAAAGAGGACTGATCTATGCCAATCAACAGATTGATGGCCGAGGCAGATTTTGAAGGGGTTGCCATTGTTGAACATCCTTTCAAAAATCTAAGACTTCGAGGGCTGTACAGTGACCGAGTCATTACAATTAACTCCTCCATCGAGGCGAGCAACATAGAAAAGATATGCATTATCGCCGAGGAGCTAGGCCATCATCACACGAGTATCGGGAATATTCTCGATCAGAAAGATATACGCAATCGCAAACAAGAGCTCCGGGCACGAAGATGGGCACATGAATATCTCGTTCCATTGGAAGGTATTGTTGAGGCATTCATTGCAGGCGTCAAAGGAAGATACGAGATAGCCGAATTCCTCAGTGTTACAGAGGCGTTCCTGCAGGAAGCGATCGATAGGTACACGGATAGGTTTGGGCTGTGCGTCAAGGTCGACGAATATATCGTTTACTTTGATCCGCTCTGTGTAGGTGTGATGTTTGAATAACTTGCGATACTGGCTGCAAGGCCATTCACTATAGATAAAAATAGAACATACGTTCCCGAGGAGGAATGGTTATGGCTTCATATCAGAAACGAGGTAAGACCTGGCAATACACTATTAGCCGAATGGTTAACGGAAAACCTGACCCGATCCGTAAAGGCGGATTCGCTACCAAGGGTGAAGCGAAAGCAGCTGCAGGCGATATCGAACAAGATTTGCGCAAAGGGATCACACCACACCTTAAACCCGAGCCGTTTGACGAATACTTTGAAACGTGGCTTAAGTTGTACAAGCCGAATGTGGCAGGAAACACAATGGCCCGATATGAGAATACTCTAAAGACGATACAAGAAAATTTCCCCGGTGAAACGATCCAGAGTTTCACAAAAAGACGCTATCAAGAATTCCTTAATAAGTACGGGTCGACGAGATCGAAAGAAACTACGCGTAAAATCAACACGCACATTAGAGCTTGCATTAAAGACGCCATCGACGAGGGTATTATCCATTTAGACTTTACGCGCGGAGCCGTTCTCACCGGAACAGTGCCGGCTAAGCGCGGAGAAGATAAACACCTCAGCCTATTTGAGAGCAAACGTCTGTTAAAGCATTTCAAGGACCCTGAATATCTATCTCACTACCTCATCCTCTTAGGTCTCACGTCCGGAATGAGGTACGCTGAGTTAGTCGGATTGACGAGAAAGGATTTCTTGTTCAAATCAAATGAGATTAATATCGATAAAACATGGGGATATACAAAAAAGATGCACACTGGATTTGGTCCAACGAAGAACGATCAATCAATAAGAAAAATTAAAATGGATGGAAAAACCATGAACATCTTCAAAAAACTATTCGAAAGAACGCCAGAGAATATTCACAGTCTTGTTTTCTTTAGCCCTACATCCAAATACAAAGTACTATGTAATACAGCCGTAAATAAAGTTCTTAAATCTACACTGCAGAAGTTGAATATTGATCCGATCTCCGCTCACGGCCTTCGCCACACTCACGCCAGTATCCTGCTCTATAAACGCGCCTCGATTTACTACGTATCCGAACGCTTAGGACATAGTGACATTGAAACAACCAATGGGTATTATGCACACATTATTAAAGAGCTCAGGGAACAGGATGATAAAATTGCAGTTAAGACATTTGAGGAAATGATCGGATGAAAATGATTTTACACGTATTTTACACACGGGTTATCGGGAACACTGATATGACGCGGTTTTTCACTGGTATTTATACGTCCTCCTGGGACGCCATACGTATAAGATTAGATAAGTTAAGATAGATATGCAAAAACCCCGAACCCCCTATTTATAAGGGCTACGGGGTTTTTTGTTGGTTTTCAACCTACTTTAGAAAACGGATCAAGACGATAAAAACTATTTTTTATTTACACATTTTTTACACGTTACATCCTTAATTACTACTCGCCAGATACGAAGCAGATATCGTCTACCTCTACGCCGTAGCAATATGCTAGAGCAACAGCGGTTTTTAAGTCCATTTGTTCTGGGTCCTTTTCGTACATATATAATGTAGACTCTGAAATGTTCGTGACGTTCGAAACGTGTTCCACTGAAAGTCCGCATCCGATCCTAGCGTTCTTGAGACTGATGCCTACTTTATGATTGACCTGATTTGGATCAGCGATATTCATGCTTCACACTCCGCTCTTTGGTGTTATAATTTATTGGTAAAAATTAATTTTGCAATGAGGTGTAATATGGCTCCCCGAGTTGGGAGGAGCTGTTTGCCTGAATTGCTTCTTCGCAGCGGGAAAACACAAGCGAATCTTGCGGACTATTTAGAAGTTAGTGAATCGTTTATTTCGCAAGTCATCGCTGGCAGGGCTAAGTTTTCAGTAATTAAAACAAAGTTGGCTGCTGATTTTCTCGGATGTATGATGGAAGAAGTTAACGAGTGGATCGATCTCCCAGACCCTGAATCAGGCAAACGGTAGTGAGCGTTTTCTGCTCCTCCTTAGGGAGTACTTAATGTATAACTTAAGTCTCGGGTAAAAATAAATGCTAAAGCACACACGCACTTTGCAAGTCAACAGGAATTGAAAGTTTTGAATTGCTGACATTTACCATTTACTAACAACCAATTAATGTATAAAGTAAGGGTGTACTCCAAAACATGAATACTGAATTCGTACCAGGGATTCAATATTCGCAGCGGCCGTTTGCCTTTTAAGGCGACGGCTTTTTTATCATCTTTAACCCCTCCTGTCAACAAGAATTAGAAACTTTTAATACCCTCTTACATAATTCTAGATTATATGGTATTCCATAAACTGTAAAGCAATTTACATCCGGATGGAAATAGTTTGACTTTCCAAATTCAACAAATTTCGACAAGATTCTCGTTTCAGGTTTAGTGTCGGCTTTTTCCATAAAAAAAGGGAATCCCGAAGGATCCCCTCATCCAAAACAGTATTCATTAGCCGTTCGCGATAAGTAGGCCGATACGTAATCTAGATTCAAATGAGATATTCGACATTTCTTTGATTCTTTCGTCACTACATCTTCGAAGTACCCCTCATGCTTAAAAGCATTCATACTTCTTAACCTCTCGAGATTAACTGCGTTCGTGCGATCGAGCAACGGGAAATCATACCCGGTAGCCTTTAAGCTTTGTTGCCAGTAGATTAACGTACCAGGGGCGAAATACTGGTTTACCAGAGTGTGGAACACTACCATCTTACAGCAGTTATCGAATTCGAAACAAAGAATGTCCGGTACGTAAACCTTTGCAAGAGGTTCCAGTATCTCTTTATTCTTAATGACCGGGCTTGTTGAAAAATAGAGATCCAAGTTCCTTCCCCCTTACTTAAGTAGTTCCTTAGGGGCTTCTGGTTGGCCGATAAAGAACAAACTAGCTGGTGTAACAAAGATTACAGCTAAACTGGCTAGAGCGGATGCAAGTACGGAAGTTGCGCGAGTTTTGATTGTCATGTTGATATTCACCTCCTTCCATGAATTAGACTGATGCTCTGGATTAAAAACGCCACTGCCACTACTGATGAACTAATTGCCAAATTAGATAAGACGATTAATAAAGATAAGTATTTAAGTAACGGGTAGTATTTTTCCGATATCCTCGACTGATTTTTTATATCTGTCGGTGCGAATACCAGGACTAGCGCAGCGGCCAGTAAAGTAACGATCCATGTGACGTCGCTCGAGAATGATATGTAGGAAATCCCTGTTAGCCCAAGCACGCTAATCAATACGCATAGATCAGTCGACGGGAGATGGTACCCTCCAGATAGCTGTCTCAGTACCGCAAAGGAAATGATCGCCGTTAAGGCCTCCCATTCTCTCCCGGTAAGCACCGACACAAGCATGGTGATAACCACAACTCCTGATACGTTCAACAGCGCCGCAATTGAGAAAGAAAGAACTGCTGTACTTGCGGGATGATCAGGGACGACAGTTTTAATTCTTAAAGCTATTCTTAGAGCCAAACTTTGTATCATTGCTCTCCAATTCCTTTTTCATGGTGTAGGTGAAGAAAAATAGGACTGCGAAGAATAAGGTTAGAAAGATAATGAACAAAACTTTGTAATAGAGAAGAACTCCGAAGGAAACCGTCATAATGGCTATTAAGCTCATTATCAATATTCTCTCTGCTCTAAACCTAAGTTTTTCCACGAAGTCATAAGCGAGACCTAAACCGAATCGATAGAGCACAAATGCAAGGGTGAATAACAATACGCCGGTAATGGTCTGTAATAGATATCCCATATACGGGTCGCTCTCAGCTACCTCTAGCGACAGACTTCCGAATGAAAGAACGGTCACTAGCAACTGTACGATGATCGAAACTGCGTACCCCACAATGCTGATAATAAAGGACCATAAAAGCGGTACTTTTACGAATACTGCAACGAAGAAGACAAGGATCAATAAGTTTGCGATTGGGGATAGCATGGCGAGATCTAATTCATCCCTCAAAATGAAGCTGATTAAATTCATAACGAATCCGACAGCTAAAGCCGGCCAGACGTGGTCCACCAGTCTATACCTAAAGATGGAAAGCATTATAGCCATAGCTGCCAGCACTTCAATCATCGAGAATAACATGAACTTCGAAAACTCCAACATTTGATTTACTCCCCCGATTCTTTTTGCCGATCGCGCCACTCATCAATGTGTTGCATGTATTCCTCGATATCACTCCGGAGCCATATCGGAAACTTTCCAGCGTACAGTACAGGATCCGGAAAAAAGCTAGTCCTTCTCTTGTGAGTCATATTCTTCGGATCTATCCCCAGCAACTCCGCTACGTCCTGATTGCTAAGTAGTTTGATACTCTTCGCTAACTCATACGCTTTGATCAATTCTTTAATTTTAAGACCGTCATCCCCGCCTATTCTATCCGCCAGTAAGCGATATTGTTCTAATTCAATATTCAAGACATCACCTCCTACAAATTAAATATAAGACCTTAACTTATATAAGTCAAGGTCTTATATTAATAAGGTGAATATTTAATCAATCAGAATTGCCGTTTCGTTCCAGTTGTCGCTCGAATTCGCCCATCGTCATTCCAAGATGTAAGTCGAGATCCGCTTGCGAAATCTCATATCCATTCCCGATTCCGTTCAAGACATAGCGATACCGTCTTTCTCCTAACGGAACTTCCTGCACCCACATCTTATTCAACTTCATTTTTGCTTTGGATTTCTCCAGCTCCAATGTAGTCATGCGCCCAAGTCCCTTTAGAGCTAATAGTTGCAACCCCTTCATACGTGGTAAGTCCTGCTTAGCCGTCTCGATAATCGTCAGCAGGGCGATGTGTCCGTTAAGAGCAATAATGGGGTCAAACATGATATCTCCTCCGATAAGAACATTTGTTCCGATTATAGTTCAAATGTTCTTATCTAGGCAAATAAAAATAGCCCTTAGCGGTGCTTCCGCCTTGGACTATCTTTAACCGATGCTTTCGGATTTGTTTAGATTATATATGCTTGTCCAATAAATGTAAATAACCTATTTACGAGTCAATGCGATCGTATTTAACCAAGTCAGTTCCGATAATGTTAATGTCTTCTTCTCAGCCTTCTCGACCCACGACTTATCAATTGGCTGCTGCTTAAGTGAATTAACAAGCATCGTCCATTGTGTCTCCGTCAACTTCAAATCGTCGTCCTCCTCCGTCACATCGTATTTGGTCAGATCGTACGCCTTAATTATCGTCATTAGCTTGCCAGGGTACTGCGGATCGGTAGCGTAGCCGCACTCCTGAAGCGCCAACGCCTGCTCGCCCGGAGTCTTTGCAGCTCTCACGCGGGCATAGCGAGACAATTCGAATAGTAAGTCCTGATCCTTGTAAAAGTCGTACAGCGTGTCATAGGCGCGGAATGCGGCGGTCACATTGTCATCACGCACTCCGTCATAAACTTCCCATGTTCCTTTGTTGACTGCACCGCCGCGCCAATAGGCGTTAGGCTTACCACTACCCACTTTGATACCGCCAAGGTTATTCCATGAATGAATTACGCAACCGGTCTCTAGGATGTTCTGAGCGATCCGGACGGACGGGAACATCAAGGAGCCTTCTTTACGTACCTGGAGGACGTGAGGTAACACGGCGTTAATGAAATCGTTAGATGTTAGTTTTGTCATTAGGCGCGTTACCTCCTTCATTCAACTGCTCCAGCCAGCTCCGCAAGCGCTCCGGAAGTGGAACGCCGAGCGTCCCAAGGTTTTCGACGACGGATAAGCCCTCGCGGCCAGCATAGAAGAATATAGCTGCAGTCCGGAATAATGGAGCACCTGGATGAATCCAATCGTCAATGAGAGCGGCTAAGCCGACAACAAAAAGGACGGTTACCTTTCGGATCCCGCCCCAGTACATGATGTCACTATTTACTTTTTTAAGCTTAATCGCTCCAAGCACTCCGGACACGTAGTCCGCAACCATTAAAACGAGCAGGAGCTGCAAAGGCTTGTCCCATCCTCCCAGAACAGCCCCAATCGTACCGGTTATTGCTATCCAGCCACCCCATGCTGCTTCTTTGCTTGATGCCCCGACTGCTGCAGTCCACATGTTCATTAAGAGCTCTTTACCTTGATTCATCTTGCACCTCCTGCGAATAGTAAAGAGCCCCGCATTAGCGGAGCCCTCTGATGCGTATAATCGTCCTAATAGGCACACATTTTAATAATACCTATTATAAATAAGATCCATAGACATTATATTCAGAACAACCATCAATAAGGCAGAAGTGCTATAAACGTAATTCTTATATTTCTCTGGTACGATATATCGAAACCCAAATAATAAAACTAAGTTTATTGGAACTAGTGAAGTTAGTAAGTACCTTCCCTGTAGCATGAAATTATGGTACTCCTTGAAATAAGTGATTTCAACTGTGTAGAGAAAGACTAGATTTCCTAGCGCGAATATAAGACTAAATAACGCAATCTTGAAATTCTCTTTCCTTCGTAATATTCCGTAAACAGCTCCCCCTATCCCAACCAACATAATCCATGAAAGAACGCTATATATCGTATCCGAATTAAACCGAGTATCAGACCAGCCGAATTTTGCCCAATACTCTCGAGTCCACACATTGAAAAATCTTTCTTTACCAGCGTCATTGAATAACGCGTTTTGAAAGTACCAATTCAACCCTTGTGTTGGATCACCTTGCGGCTGCATTGCAACTCCGCCAGAGATGGAACCATAATGCGAGTAACTAAATATCGCCCATGGTAGATATAAGACGACCATCGGCCCCGCAACAAATGCGGCAGATTTTAATGCCTTCACCAATCCGTATTTCTTGATGAAGAATATGAGAGCGAATAACAAGATAAATCCGCAAACATAGAACATTTGTGGTTTAATAAGAAGTCCAAAACCCGCAACGAAACCACCAATGATAAGCGTTTTATTAGTGAATGCCTTTGTTATAATGAGCAACCATAGCAAAAGCGCAATTGATATAGTATCCATCATAATATCGTTATTCACTGCCGCCCCTACCATAGAGAAGACAGGATGCATTCCGGTTGTGATTGCCAGCGCGCCCGCTAAGAAAATCGACTTGGGTTCTATTGATTTGCCAATAAAATACGCCAACGTTACCGCAACTAAACTCAACAAAACAGAGAATATCCTCACCGCATATAGCCGGAACACAATGGTATCATCGTACCCCAGTTTATAAACGAGAGATGCAGGAAAATAGTATCCTGGGGGATAGCCTGCGGCAAGGCTACTGCCGGTTGATACGCGCATTTCGGGACTATTATTTTTAGGATCCGAAAGCAAATGATAGAAATTTTGATGTATAAAATACTTTGATTCCGGTTTAAATACGATATCATTCATCCGTACTGCCATCGTAAATAAGTTTAATTCATGCGAATACCCAGGCTCGGACGTTTGAACCGGAACTTTATTTTCCTCACCCATATACTGAACATAAGCAAAATGGACATGTTCATCGGGGTTTTGCAAAGGCGGGATAATATAAACCCAAACAAGTCCTTTAATTAGCATTATGGTTAGTATGATCCATAGAAATAGATACTTTTTTAACAAGAGAATCCCCCTTTTCGACACCCCCAAATATTACTCGATTTTCGTAGGATTACACAATCCAGATTGTTACATTATTCTATTAATTCCACGTTAAACCTCACAGTTTCCGCAGTTATGGCGACTCCGTCCATTCGCTTGATGTTAAATCGTGCATTTATTGCGGTTGAAGATGCAGAATCATAGGTGTAAAACCCTATAATATACTGGGTTCCATCTGCGGTACACATAAATCCAGCACTCGGTTTAGAAGTGAATATACCTGTTGGTAGAGCGACGTCCACGGTAGTAGCCCCGGCAGATAAAACCTTCAATATGGTTGCGATGTATTTATTTTTTTCATAATAATTTCCCGAACCTTGGTCAAGCATGTTCGTGGTGTTTCCGCTTATTCGATTACCTAGTAATTTGCAATTAGTTGCAGTTGCTTGTAACCAAACGCCTGTAACTCGATCTTCTACTAAGTTGTCATGAATTAAACAATTGGCGCTGTTTGCAATGACAATTCCATCAGACGATCCTCCACCGATGTTTACTGAGCATGTGTTCGAGAGTATCTTGGATCGACCACAAAAATTCAAATTTATATCAGAACCACCAGTGGCAGCCGACTGTTTGTACATCAAGCAATTTTGAACCGTGATTTGCGGATGGTAAAGCGCCACGATCCCAGAGTTGCAATAATTGATATGGCAATTCTGAATCGATGCGTATACCCCTGATTGAGATACAGCCCCTTGGTTGATATAGATCCCATAATCTACATTGATAAGCATGCAATTATCGATTACAAGACCTTCGCCGGCATCGTTCTTCTTAATGCCAATATCTGCTGCGAATATTTTGCATCCTTGGATTAATACATCCACCGTATACCCTTCAAGAAGAATGCCATTTCCGCCACTTTCCGAGGTCCCGCTGGCCCCGGCACGAAAGATGTAATCTCGGACAACCGATACCGCAGCGTTTATCAAACGTATGCCATTGACCCAGTTTTGGGCACCTGTTTGACTATTGTTGCTTCCATCGTTATAGGCCGCTATGGATGTTGCTCCGGAAACGACCACATTTTCAATAATTGTATTTCTCCACGGGCTTCCTATGTTCGATGGGAATGTTATCAAGATACCTGTATATAAGTTGTTGGTTAGGGTGATAACGGATAAGTCATGTATTTGGATGCAGTCAGAAAAAAGGTTCGTGCTGGTATATGCGATTCCGTTGGACCCGGTGAAGAAGAGTTGTGATAACTGTACTCCTGCGCCCTCGATAACAATATCAATGTTTGCTATCGTGATCGGTGCATTGAGAACGTATTTACCTGGAGGGAAGTATAGAATGCCACCCCCCGCGTTTGTTAGTGCAGTGACTGCATTTGTAATGAATGCAGAATCAATTGTTATGCCGTCGCCTTTTGCTCCGTAACCTTGAACATTAAAAACCTTTCCTACTTCCTTTGCGTAATCAGCCTTATGTGCGATAACCTCGGAATCAGTATGATCTACTCGATCCTTCAATGTGGGGAACGTTGTAGCGTATGGTGTACTAACCCGAGCGGCGTTAGCAGCCGCGCCACTGTCTCCCGTCTGGAGAGCATCAATCAAGACACCCTGCTCCTCTAAGTCCTCGATTGCCTCGTCAATGTCGGCTTGAACTAAATCAAATCCAGTACTGATATTAGGGAAGTCGTCCTTAATCTTAGCTATCGGATCAAGATTACAATACCTGTTCATCTTTAGATCCAGCTCCTTTCGTGATATGCTTCATACGGCGCTCGATCGCATCCTGGACACCCCGGAGAATGGCTTCTTCCTGTCCCGGATGATACGGCATTACTGCCGCCATCACTGCACATATCTCCTGGACGGGCTCAAGAGGATTAATCTCGGCTTTAATAACCTGTGTAATGTTTGCCATCGTCGTTCCTCCAAATCTAAATGATGTCTATTAAACGTCTCGTGTTTTATGAAATTCTAACGCCGTCATTAAATGTAATCGCCTTGGTGGTCGGACCTCCGGAGGTTGCTGCTACATACACGGTACCACTGAGTCCTGACCCATTGGCTTTAGATGCTAATACGGCACCGAGGTTCTGACCTGCCCCGTCTATCGATCCGAAGCCGCTTGGAAATCTAACCTGGTACCCGGATGCCGGCGCAAGAGTAATATCTCCTGATGTTACCGTTGAAAGATAGAGTGATTGGAGCGCATCCAAATGAAGGCCTCCACCTGTAAGCGAATATATCGCCCCATTACGCGTCCCGCCTGCCGTGAAATAAAGCGCAGGGAGCCCAAAGGGGTATGCAGGATCGATAGATATATAATTATTGCTGTCTAAGTAAGCTGTTAGAAAAGCGCCGACATTAGATAACTCAATACGCGTACCGGTTGCCGCCGTTCGAATTAATGCACCCGTTATCGTGCCACCGATAAACGACCCAGTCACGACTATGTCGCCTGAAAACACACCGCTCGTTGCGTTTATCGTCCCTGTTACTGTCGCGTCAGTCAACGTAGCCTGTCCGGCCATATTCACCCGAAATGGCGCAGATCCGTAGGATTCATTCCCTAACCAGATGCCAGTGACGTCCGCTTTGAAGATATTATCTCCGTTGCCGATTGCGATGTTCCCACCGACGAAACTGGATGCTTCGATTACACCGGTAAATTTATAAATTTCGTTTGGAACGTCAAACCATAGCGCTTTTTCGCTACCCTTGTAGAATGTCAACTCGTCCGAATTGAATATCGCTTTACTTGCATGATCCTCGCGCTCGATCGTTAACCCTTCGGTTCGGGTAATAGTCATGCCGTAATAGGAGCGACCTTGCTTAACGGTATTCTTGATCTGTGTGGTAAGTGTCCCATCCACAGCAAATTCACTCTGCTGTTCGGATATCGACGGAGCTTCGACGGTCATCTTAAGCCCGCCCTTAAATGAGACTACGGTATGCAGCATGATTGACTGATATCCGACGATTCCGTTCCATGGGAGTACAGCGTCGCCCCACGCCATATCAGCATCTAACCACGATAGCGACTCGTCCAAACCGAATCCTATAATGTCACCGTGTTCCAGTTGAGGGAAGCCACGAGAATCCATGTTGATCGGTAAGTAGGCGAAACCGTTAAGTGTGGTCAAGAGATCGTCTGTAATCGCCTGCGTTGCGAAGGGATTCTCGATATAAAGCGTATGCGCTTCGTCGCCCGTGCCTGCTTCATACGTGAGTTCGTCTTCCGTATTGTAGGTAACGACAATCCGTGTGTACTGCTTAATAGGATTCGTCTGCAACGCCCGCACGTAGTCGGAGGGTCTGTATTCGAATACCGGAGTATCCGCCACATCGAATCGCTTGAATTTCACCTTGCCATCCTTGCCGACAAATACGCTTGCTGAATTAGCGGAAGCGATGTATCCGAGAACTTGGCGCTTACTATAACCGGCAAGTCCTGCTTGGATCATGTAATTCGGGTCGATTACAACAGAAGCGTCGTAACTGTAACCGAGTCCGACACATATCTCGTTCCATACGGCTTGCTGAGGTGCTGGGTAAGTCAGTGAAGAGATATACGGCACGTCGGCCCATACAAGCTTGTCATAACAAGTATAGACCCACGTATCATTAACCTTCTCGCGACCATCAACATAGAATTCTCCGAGTGGCATCCACTCTGTTGCCCCTCCTGCCCAGGGGAATATTGCGTCATCCCACGGCATATCGGCATCTAGCCAAGTCATCCCTGAGAGTGACAATGCCAGGTAAGGCGTAATCCTCGCATTTGCCGGCACGGCGTCCGGCGTACGTAGTTTTATAGTTAGCTTAGATAGTATCGTCGTACCGATCTCGAACTCATCGGAGAGCGTTAGGCTATTCTCGATCGTGAAATCGACTATGACGTTGTTGCCGTATTCCGTCCCCGCGATATCGGCTTTTACGAGGAACTCCCGGTCATGGCGTTTTAAGTATTCTGCGAATGTCTGCGATATAGGGTACATCGCTTATTGCTCCGTCAAGGTAACCTGGAGACCGTCCCACCAGAGCACCCCGTTCTTATCGATCGCCACTGGCGCCGGTCGATTTCCGACATACATCCGCTTTGTGACGTGTTTACCCGCCATCGGGTCCGGATAGTAGAAATCAAAAAACACAGGTTCCATGGATTTTAAGATCGCCGAAATCTTGTCCCACGGAAGCACGCTAAAGCTCATTTCGATTTGCCGTTTTACAGCTACTCGGTCCCGATTAAGCGTTCCGTCAGCGGCACGAGTCGTTGAATCCGCGTCATCTAAATCGAGTACGGTTACGGTAAATTCAATCGGATAAGCGGCGATCTCTACATTATTAATTTTAAGCTCCACGTCGCCGCCTCCTTATGTCGTTAGTAGATTGCGCCCCGAGCGCCGAGAAAGATCATTCAGGCCCGTAGCCGCGGCTCGCGCGAGATCTGTCCGGCTAATCGCCTGCTGCCCGTTTCCGCTTGGCTGCTTTACTGCCGCTAGGATCGCCTTAAGTACGCCGACAACTTCGCGGTTATCGTCCTTGCCTAGCATCGCCTCAAGCTTAGATAGCGGCGCGATGACCTCCGGATCCGATGCGGCTCCCTTGTTATCTCCAACCATAGCGAGTGTAGGTCCGAAGGCGAGTCCACCTTTTGCAAGTTTCGGAATTGTCGGGATGCTAAAACCAAATGAACTGTAGCCCGTTAGATCCTTCACCCATCCAGGTACATCAACTTTCACTTTGTTGAGCCCTTTAATCAATGCATTGATACCGTCAATAATGAGATTAAGAGGGAACTTTATAACCGCCCAGAGCCCGTCCATAATCCCCTTAAATATTCCTTTGATACCTTCCCAAGCTTTTTTCCAATCGCCCGTGAACACGCCTGTAATGAAATTCATTAAGCCAATAAAGATTTTCTTTACCCCGTCTATGACTCCGCCAATGCTATCGAATGCATTGCTAAACACAGAGACCAATACATCTTTCACGAAGTTCGCTACCGGCTTCAATGCGTTTTGCCACAACCAAACAAAGGCATCGGCTAAGGCCTTAAGAACCGGCATAATAACAGATTTGAAAAAATTACCGAGAGGAACGAAAACATTTTTCCAAAGAAATGTTAGTACAGCAGAGACAGCCTCTATGGCCGGGCCAAGCATTTCTCCCAAAGCCTTACCGAGTGGAACGAGAACCTTCTCCCAAAAACTCTTTGCAATCTTTGCTACCGTCTCAAAGGCTATGGCAAGAACTTCGCCTAGAACTTTGCCGATCGGAAGTAATACATTCGTCCATAGCCATTTCAGGAAATTACCAAAGGGAACGAGAACGTTTTTCCAAAGCCATTCCGCCGCCACCTGAACGCCTTTCCACGCCATTACGAATACGTCACCTAACCATTGACCTAGTGGAACTAGAACATCTGTCCAAAGCCATTTAGCTGTATTGCCGATCTCCTGAAGGATGCCATCGACAACACCGCGGAACTGTTCATTCGTACGGTAGAAATAGACGAATGCACCTACTAGCGCGGCGACTGCTGCGACGATTGCAATGACTGGCCAACTGAGCCCCGCTATGAAAGGGAGTACGGCAGCGGCCGCAATTCGAATCGCAGTTATCGCTTTTGTAACTGCTGCAGAGATCGCCCCCCATTTTGCAATTAGAAATGCCGTTGCGATACCGGCACCAATTGCGGCGAGTGAGGCGATAATGATGTCGGAGTTATCGCGAATAAAATTGGTCATTGATCCAAATGCCGATTTAATCTGACTAGCCATGTTTTTAAACTTATCCGCCAACTCTTTCGCCTTAGTCCCGACTTCCGTTAAGACCCCGGCTTGTCCTATTCCAGCATCGGCTATCGGAACACTTCCACCAACACCTTCTCCTGCATCGCCGGCGCCACTCGCCGACTTCCCGCCAACGAGATTTACTTGGTCGAAGCCCGCGACGGATTCCTGCGCTTTCTTTCCTGCTTCCTCGTAGGCGTCCCCGAGTCCGGCGACTGCTGCCGTTTGGGATGCTACGGCGTTCGATTGCTGAGCTTGCTTCACGCCAAATAATGCGTGAGTAAATGCCGCTACGAAATTCATTGCATCCGCCAGCGCCCCTGCGAGCCGTGTAAGCGCCGGCAGAATCGCGTTGTATATCGGAAGGAATGCCACACCGAGAGCGAGGCGCGCATTCTTGAGTTGAGCAACGAACGCGGATTGACGCGATGCCGTATTCGTTGCAAGCTCCAGTCCGTACTTCTTCGCGGCTTGCTCCAGTATCGCGAAATACCGGACAGTCTGCTGCGTGTTGAAGTTGAGTTGTTGCCACGACTTCCCGTTAGCAAACTGCTTGAACGCATCCGTCGATTCGATTAACGCGACATTTACGTTAAGTCCTAAATCCTCGATTGCTTCGGTGTTCCCCAGCAACCCGGAACGGATCCGCTCCATGACATCTTCCATCGTCCGACCGGTTGAACTGGCGACGACGGCGGAAGCTTTTAGTAAATCCTGAGTGCGACGAAAGGTCTCTGCTGTCCCAGATGAAAAGCCGCTTAGGAGGTTCGCATAGGTCGCCCCAAACATCACGGCTTCGGAACGAGCCATGCCAAACGCCGAAGCACTTTCATTTGACCAATTCACGAACTCTTGCGCGCTCGATCCTAGTAATCTATTGATCTGACCGATGGCTGCTTCAAACTTAATAGCTTCATCGATTGCAGACTTAAACCCTAGACCTACACCAAGACCCGCGAGCGCCGCGCCGATTGTTTTTACCGTGCGCTGCACTTCCCGCTGCGCGTTTCGTAATCCGGATAGATCCGCGCCAATCCGTACGAGTAGATTCCTTACAACGCTCATTCGGTTCCCTCCTCTCCGCCGAGACTCTTGTGAAGTCGCTTGATCATCGCGAGCATTTCGTCGTCGGACTGCGCTTTTTTGGGTTTCGCTTGCTCAATCAATAGCTTTTTGAGGTCCGGCATACGCTTCACTCGTCCCCAATAAGCCGTAAGATAAGCGTTTTGTCTGCTTTCGTTCAGCTCAGATATCAAGCCTTCGTTATGGACCTCTATATGGAGGTTCAATTCTCTAGGCGTCATGTCGTCGTAATCACGGATCGATATGCCGACCCGCAATGCGGCTTTTAGCGATTCCTGCCAGTCCCACGGCTTGGGCTCGGCAGATTCCCCGGCTTCCCCGCCGCTTGTCCGTTTCCCGAGAGACTTCCCATTGATTTCTCCATGGCTTCCGTCACTTTGGAGATCAGATATTCCATGCTTGGAGCCTCGTCGAGAATATCTTCCATTTGCTCCATGGTTAACGTTTCGCCGTTAAGACGCGCATCGCGCTGTAGTCCATAGAAATAGATTTCTTCTAGCTGTGAGGAATCAAGGTCGTCGTCACCAAGCTGCTCCACTCCCTTGCCAGAGACGGCGGCTAGCTTCTTCAAAGCTTTATGTCCAAAACGCAATTCACGTTGTCTGTCGAGGTTTACGATAACTACATCGTTGTTGTCTTTCATGGTCATTTTCCTCCAATCAAAATAGGCTAGAGCCGTTAAGCCCTAGCCGCGTTCATTTTTGGTATTAGGAAGTCTTCAATACGACGACTTCATAGACAACAGGTGTCTTGCCTTCTTCTTGTGCGACGATGGTTAGTTTCTTGCCGACGTTGAGCGTCAACGGAATTGCACCGGACGCGACCGCCGTTGTGAGCTCAGCCGAGAACACGCCGTCAAGGTAAAGCTTAATCGTATGGTCTACAGCCGTAGCCGTAACCGTTACACTCGTGGCGGAAACGCCGCTGAACGTATACGTGAACTTGTTGTTTGCAAACGTTGGAGCGAGTGCGCCGCCTGTACCCGTAAGCGATAGTGCGGATAGACCGGCGCTCGCCGTTTGGGCTAACGTCGGTTTGCCGCTGACCTTAATCGTCGCTTCGAATGCGATCAACTCCTCGAGTTCGGAGTTACCGCCGTTGTAGCTCGTCACTACACCGTTAAACGACCAAGTAGCGCCGAGAGCTGACGGGAATATGATTTCGAAATCAGTCACATCGCCGGCTTCGAATGCCGTGTCGAGTGCGGCTTGTCCGAGATCCGATGGGTCGAAGTATCCGGAAATCGATACCTCTCCGCCATCCTTGAACCCGCCGATAAACGTGCGGTATCCGCCGTCGCTATCGAGCGTCGTCGTGTCTAGCGTGTCGGCCGTCTTCTCCGGCGCGCTGATAGACGTTAATCCGGCGATAAAATTCAGTCCGATTTTAATCTTTGTTCCTACGGAACGTTTTGCTTCCAAAATAATCACCCTCTCTTAGAAATAAACTTCGAACTCGACCATGCAGCGATATAGCTTCGGCTTTTCTTCATAGAACGTTAACGGCTGCCGGTAAACGACCTCTTGAATGAAAGGTCCCGTTTCCGCTATTGCTCGCCCTTGCATGCTGATTAGCTTGTCGATCGCGATAGTCGTTATGGAATGCGCGTCCAGATACCTCGGCGCGATAATATTTAATTCGCCGCGGATTGTCTGTCCCGTTTGGAAAGTGCTGAGATCCTTCGTTCTTAAGCCCGGTGTGGCTAAGTAGATCAAATACGGCTGAGTTAGGTCGAACTTTTGTTCAGGCGCAACGAGGGGGTACACGCGGTTATTTAGCGCCGCGATGGACTTAAGTTCAATGACAAACGCCGCTTCAAAATCCATCTTATCGCCCCCTACTTCTCGCCCATGCTTGGTCGACTTTCTTCAAAGCCACTTCGACTATCTTCTTCTCGACTTGCCTCGCGTTCTCTTCAACGGAGTTTCGGAGATACCGGAATCCCGGTACATACCCGCCATCGACCGTTAAGAAGCCATATTCCTGACTCGCGGGATAGTACGAACGCTCGCCTTCGAGTGATATTTTAACGAACGTGTCGTTCATAGCCGGGTCCATCATGACGTCGTAAACAGCCTTACCCGGCTTCACCTTACGCTCTCGCTTAAGGATGATTCCGCGCTTAAGCTCTCCGGTATCTTCCGGCGCGTTTTGCTTTGCGGCTTTGCGAACGATCTTCGCCCCTGCCGATGCGCCCTGGGTCGCCGCCGTTTGAGGAACGCGCCCGAGTCGTTCGATTGCGCGTTGAAGTTCCCGCATACCTTCGATCCGTGGTGCCATGTTATTGTCGCTCCTTACTCATGAGCTGTAATTCGACATTGGCGTACTCCGGATTGATGATGTGCAGGATCTCGAACACGATATCGCCATAAACGACTCGCATCGTCCGGTCGACCCCGGGGCGAAAGCGAATGCGGATCCGCGTCGTGACGTCCGCGTTATCCCGCATAGCCGCGAAATATTCTTGCCCACGCAGAGGTTCAATAGCGGCCCATACCGCAACGACATCCGTCCAGGCTTCAAGGGATTGTCCGGAAGCATCCGAGTCGTCTGATAGAGCCTGGATAACAACACGCTTATTGAGCCGTGCCGTAAGCGACTTCCCTTTATCGCCAGTACACCCTTTGCAACTCATACAGGCACCACCCGATCTTGACTGAGCAAGGATAGGACAGCTGGAGGCGGATCGCACATCCCGTTCTCGAACCAGTGCATGACGAGAAGCGTAATCGCCTGCTTGATCTTCTGCGGAACAGCTTCGGCCGCGTCCCCGTATCCCGCGACATATGTCACAATGATTCCATTCACACGGGATAGACTCGATGCCGGCCATGACTCGGATGCAACCAATTGAGCAACGAAGGAATAGTAATCGACTTCGTAATTGCTCGGGTCCCACGTAGTCGACGTGCCTTCTTGGTCGGTATAGATGATCGATGTCACGTTTTGAAGATTAGGACGCGGCAACTCGAGTCTAGACTTATGCGGCCAACCATCAAGCGCGAGCTCGAATGTCTGTGAGATGTAAACGCGGTTTTGATAACCTTCGCACCATTCTCGTGCCGCGATGATTAAGCCGTTAAGTTGATCGTCGTAAGCTTCGTCATCAGCATCGATCCGAAGCTGGATCTTGACTTCGTCAAGCGTAACCGGCTCGATGGCCGGCGGATCTTTAAGCTTTAAGCCGGCCATGCCGGATCACCTCACTTTTCTTTCTTAGCTTGCTTCGTTGCGGGCTCTGGCTCTGGCTCTGGCTCTGGCTCTGGCTCTGGCTCTGGCTCTGGCTCTGGCTCTGGCTCTGGCTCTGGCTCTGGCTCTGGCTCTGGCTCTGGCTCTGGCTCTGGCTCTGGCTCTGGCTCTGGCTCTG